CTCGTTCTTTGCAGCTTGCTTTTGACTTGCGACTCTAGAGAACATACCTCGCTCTCCTGAACGGGACTCGTATAAACTTTTCCACTCATTTAAAAATGCCTCGAAGTCTGGCTTCTCTGTATAACAAGCACTGTTGTTTGCTAGTCCCCGTTGAGGGTTATCTTGCCACCACTGGCCTGACTTGCATCGTCGGAGTCTATCGTCAGTGAGGTTAGACAGACTGATGAGAGCGGACCTGCGTACACCTCCGACGACGACGATCTGTGCAATCTTACAGCAGATATCATGACATTCGATGGAGCTAAGTTTACGTCCAGCAGCCTCCCGAAAGACGCTGACTGTGAAGTTGAACAGATCGACAAGAGGCTCTGGACCAGATGCTCTACCTCCGAAGGTCTTAAGGGATGCCCCTGCAAGTCGTACTCCAGACACGTCCCATTTTGGAAGTTGGCCTGAATACAACAAGCTAATAAGTTCCCTGTAAGCTTTAGCCCATCCAATTTTGCTATCGGCGACGTGTATAACTGTATCGGTATCATGGAATTCCTCTGCTACTTCAGGTAGCTTGCTAACGTATTGTCGTTCAACAGAGTAACCTACACCTGTACCGCACATTAGTACGTACATCATCTCGTCAAACGCTTTAGGGTGGTCAATAGGTAGGTAGCTACAGTTGAAGCCAGCTACGTTGTCACGGTCAAGGGCGTCACCAGCAGTCATTAACGCTCTCATGCTAGGCATAACATCCATGTCGTGAATGTCTTTGAAGATACCGTTAGCTTCTTCGAGTGTTAGCTTACCCTTCTCAATCCAGAAGTTTAGATACCTGTCGATTGTTTCTTCCCAAGTCTCACGTCGCTGTTGATCTGGTAAGTAGCGAGCGTAACGAGACTTATGTATGTATTGTTGATATGCGTCCATTAATTCATTTCCTTGATTAGTCGTTCAATATACCACTTACACTTACGTAAGTCCTCTACTGGTTTTCCTTTGTAATCGTATCGCCACAGGTACTTCAGTGCGTTACCCTTGAGATAACCGTGAAACTCGTTATCAGGCATGGACGCTTTGATAGCTTCGATGGCTTCTATCGCACCTTTGTTGTAGTGGTCGGGTTGTTCAACCGGGTCTGGTTTTTTCCTGATTGATAGATTGTTCAACGCTGTTAAGGCATCCCACTCAGCGGGGGTTACTTTGTCAATACTCATCCAAACTTCCTCCTAAGATAGTTCATACTAACAGGTAGCTCATCGAACGATCCGTTGTTAACTTCGTTAAGCATCCAAATACCTGACCAGCTTCCGTTAGTTTGAGGGTTTAGATACTCCTCATCATGGTTATAAAAGATACCAGCAAACAAACCGGTGATGTTAGTACCGTCTGCCTTACGAGCGTATGCTATGTCACGGTCTTGGACATGTCCCATAATGCACGACATGAACTTCTTTTGCAACATAAGTTTTGCACACGTGACTGGTCTTCCCATGACGCCGCTGGTGAAGTAGTGACAGTAGGCGATACCATCAACGACGATGGGTTGTAGGAAAGGTATAACCTCCCATCCAGCTTTCTCCAGCTTGAAGTCATCATAGCTCATCAGTCCTTCTAGTTTAGCGTCAGATTCAACAGCCCGTTCAATACGATGCTCGTGATTACCTAACAGGAATACCATACGAGGGTTCCATGTCTTCTTCTTGTTACTGCGAAGACGCTTCTTCTCCTCCTTGATAGGTGCTAGGAAATGTTCCATAGCGTTTAGACCTGCTCTTATGTCACGAGTATACCGTCGTCCCTCAAAGGACTTTTTACCTACGTCATAGCTACTGAGACTTGGCATGTCCCAGTGATCCCCCAGATGTATGATAACGTCAGGCTTAGTATCGGCTGCGTATTGTCCGGCCCAGTACATGTGTTCAACACTACCTCCCGGCTTTACTTGAGTATCAGGTATTACTAAATGTCTAGTCATTGCTTTTTACTCCATCCGACAGGGCAGGTTTCTGCGGTGTACCATGCAAATCCCTGCTTGTCTGCCCATTCTTGCATTGTGTATCTTGTCCCGTCAGCTCTACGTCTTGCTCCGGGCATGGCTGTTCTTGGGTTTTGGAAGACAAAGACCAACTCCTCCTTCGCGCCAAGGCATCGGCTAACATCGACATACTTCTTCGCTTCCGCTCTATCACGAAACCTCCCTTTAGCTTCGATGTAAATAACTACACCACCACTTCGGTAAATAAAATCAGGCTCATAAGTTTTAACCTGAGTGTATGTTAGCTTATCAACATGGTACTCACACCGTTTAAACTTACTATGAAGATCATACTCGAACCAACTGTCATAGCCCTTGGGTATGTTACGTCTCGTTCTCTTCACTTGGTCTTTCCCATGTTTGATTAGGTTCACGACGTAGCCAGAGCAGCCTAGCGTTCTCGATGACACGCTCCTCAGACTCTAACAACTCAACGCACTTGTTGAACATCTCTATCTCTGACAAGCCTTCAAGGAGTTTCTGAGACTTCTTATCACCGATACCATACACGCCGACAATGTTATCAGCTTTGTCACCCATGATGATTTGACGGTAGAAGAACAGCATCCCTTCTTTCTCGTTAACAGAAGATAGCGTACGTTTGTTGAAGTTGTAGTGCTTGCACGGTACTTGTTGGAAGTCCTTATCAAGACTAACAATGATGCTGTCAGGGGTAGCGTCGATAGCAATCAAGTCATCAGCTTCCTCGTTCTCTGAAACAACAGCATTCCATTCTTCGATAAGATACTTACGTATTGCTTGCAAGTGTACAGGCTTTTCTTTGTCCTTACGGTTGCCCTTGTAAGGCGCAGTAATGGCTACATCATTTCGGAAGTTACCCTTACCTGTTAGGTAGACACGGTAGTCTGGTTCGCCATCTATCTTAACGTATAGATCACTGACCAGATCAGATAAGAAACTGCCCGTAGTATAACAGGCAGTCTTAGCTGACTCATCATTGCACTTGAAAGCACAACGATAAGCTACGATGTCACCATCGATCAGGATCACAACGCTTCCGCTTCGGATAGAGAGTTATCGCTGTACTCAATCAAGTTAGTAACCTTCATCTTAATCATGGAAGGCGACCGACCAGTACCAACAGACCAATCGTAGTAACCAACAACAGCGATTGCTTCTGATCCGTTAGAGATAAGTACATCTTCAGGTATCTCAACACCGTCAGCATCGGTCAAACGCATAGGGTTGTTAGACTTCATGGTGATAAAGAAGCCACGGTCATCACCTTTGTTGCTAGGTGCAATGCCCATCTCTTCAATGGCTTCGATAGCTTTATCGCTAAGGTTGCCAAGCTGCACTTGATACTTGTTACTAAACTTGTTGAGCTTGTTACGCTCACACCAGTAAACAGTTCCACGTACAGTGATGGGTGGTAGTTTATTTGCAGACATAATGTTTCTCCTAGTGGGTTTCTGCCCAGTTGTTACCTACTCTATATTCGCCGTCTAAGGGACACCGTAGGTTTAATGTCTCACCGGCGATTCTGATAGCACGTACACCGATACGTCCAACTGTATCTGCGTAGTGCGTTGTTGTCTCTATCTGCCACTCGTCGTGTACGTTGGCAACAAATCTATGTGGTATGTTCTTCAGTCTATCTGACAAGTGTATCAAAGCTTGCTTCATAACGATAGCCCCAGCACCTTGTAATAACGTATTCAGTGCGGCGTGTTCTGATCTTACTCTGAGCTTTCGTCCGTCAAGTCCAGCAAGTACGCCTGACTGAGCCTCGATGTGTGTATTTCCTCTAACTCTTTCAAGAGACGGCGTGTTAGATAGAAATGTTTCTTTAAGTCTTCTTCCAGTGTAGCTATTTCCTCCAACGATAGCTCCGATCTTAGCATCTCCGGCTCCATACAGAAACGCATAAATGAATGTTTTCGCAAGAGGCCGCGTCTTAAGTCCAGCTGCTCGTTGATTAGCCGTATGTATATCGCCATTGAGGATTTCATTAGTATAGTCTTCGTCATCCATGTAATGAGCTAACATACGTAGCTCTAAACCGCTGGCGTCAATGCCAACTAACCTGTTACCTTCATCCACGGTCCAGCAACTGCGGCACTCAGTACCGAACGGTGCAGACACGGCTGGTACTTGTGCCATGTTAGGACTGAGGTGTGTCATACGTCCTGTCACAGCACCGTTAGTGATAACCCTACCGTGTACCCTGCCGTCATCCTTGACAGCTTTCAACCATGAATCTATCTGCGCTACTCGCTTTTGCAACATCATGTAACGTGCAACAGCTTTGGCTTCGGGAAGATCTATACCGTCAAGCACCTTCTCATCAACGATGATGTTACCCTTCTCTGTCTTCTTTTTAAACGTGACACCAAGACCTTGCAGTCGCTCTGCTATCTGCTTACGTGAGCCGGGGTTGAACACTGTAACTTTATCTTTCAGGCGCTTGCCTGTCTTCTCAGAGATACGTTCCTCAACAATAGGTGGGAAGATACTTTGCAGCTCTGCTTCGATGTTGTTCATCTCAAACATAAGATCCATCATCAACTTATCAGCATACTCCGTATCTAACTTGAACCCGTTCTGTTCCTGCTCAGTCACGGCCCAGCCTACGCTGTGTTCCAGATCAATAGACTGCTGAGAGAAGTTCTCATTGCGTAGCTGTAGTTCTAACCACTTGTGAACCTGTTCAGTCAACTCAACATCAGCAATACAATACTCGATCATCTCGTCGCAGAGTCCACCGTCGTAGTCAGTGAAGTCTAGCTTTCCGGTTCCTCCAAGTATTGCTCCCCAGTTCCGAAGTGAATGCCCTCCGTCCTGACTGGGGTTATAAAGTCTGGAGAGGTAGAGAGTGTCCACAACACAAGACCTAGCAATGCGTATGTTCCAAACACTATCAAGAACACGGCAATCAAACCCGATGAGGTTGTGTCCGATGATTCTGTCTGCTTCATTCAAGACACTCCTCAATGAGTCCGGTGTTGTATGCACCTGTATATCGTTCTTCACCTTCGTAACTGCACACCAGATCGTTGAGTGATCCGTAGTAGTTTCTATATCCAAGTAACAGGTATTCATGGTAAGTCTCATTCAGTTCGTTACGTTCACTGTCGTGGTTAAACTTCTGATAAGTCTCCGTCAACAGTTCCTGTTCTAATATCCAGCTCCCAATCTTGCTCATGGTGTATCATCTCCTCTAAGTCTGCGAGTGTACGTAGATCAGCTCGATCAACCACATCGCTGTCATCTAGACTAACAGCAGCACAACGGTTGCACAAGTCTATAAACTCTTGGCTAACAGCGAACCGCCTTGTAGCTTCGTAGTCTGTTAACTCTACGTCACACGCAATACATCTCACAACATTAAGTCCTCTAACTGGTTTATTCTAAGGTTGTAGCAGTTAGCTCTAACAATGAATCCATTATCACCGTCCTGTTCACCCTTCTTCAAGAACCTAGCATCCTCAAAATACTTGTCTTTGTCAAGCCACCCAAGAACATACAGATCACCCTGCCTTATGTAACGAGTAAACAAATACTTATCACATTGTTGGTGCAACGATGTCTCTGCAATGCTGCAATCGTAGTAGTCCTTTGGCGGGACCGTTGTCTCTTTTGTCTTAACATCTATGGTGATTCCGTTCCATGTCAAGTCATAGTCCTTGCAAGGTGTACGTTCACAGCGTAAGTAATCAGCCAGCATAATCTCTGCCAAGAAACCAACAGCATTACCAGCGCCTTTACGAATGCTATTACGTATCGCTCCCATCTCAGCAGACTCAGCAAGTGCTTTCTCTTTCTGTTCATCGGTAGGTGTAAGAGTAATCATAAAGGTTTCTCCTCAACCTCGTCACGCTGTGTTAGTCGTCCAGTAGCTTCGTTGTAGAACACCTCACACGCCTTGCCTGTCTTACCAGTGTACCTGTTCTTCAACACCCTAAGCACGGTCGTGTTCCTAACAATAGGATCATCACTCTGACTGTTACGTTCAGCACCGATGACCGCATCAGATAGCTGTGCAATCGACGCAGAGCCGCGTAACATACCAAGGCTAGTGACAGCACCGTCCTCCAACTGCTTCCCTTCAGGGCGTCGTAGGTGGCTTACAAGGAACATACAAATACCCATCTCCTGTACGAACGTCCGCAGCTTAGTCATAATCATATCTAAAGCACGTCGTTCATCACCGTTGCTCTGGTCAGAGACAAGGATAGAGACGTGATCCAGTACGATATAACGTACGCCTAGTACCTTGACGAAGTATCTCATACGGCCCAGTACATTTTCTATCTCGTTACTACCGAAGTGTTCCCACAGATAGACACGGTTTTCATAGTCCATCGTATCGTACACTAGGTCAATGTCTTGGTCGTCGTACTCACAGTCGGGTAAGTGTATCGGCTTGTTCAGTTCAAGACCTACCAGTCCACGCATGGTACGCTCAGGTGTCTCTTCAAGAAACATCAAGCCAAGGTTGTCTTCTGACTGTGCCATGATGGACGACACCACCTCACGTAGGAGAGTAGACTTACCCAGTCCAGAACCTGCACAAATAGTAACCAGCTCTGCTGTGCGTATACCATAAAGGTGTTTGTTCAGCCCCTCGAATGGGTACTGTACCTTCGCCTTGGTGAGTGGCTTCTTAATCAGATCACGTAGCTCACCAGCACCAACGATACCTTCGGGTGTGTACGGCTGCGCGGACCAGAATACTTTGGTGTACGCCTCCGATTGATTGTTAACAAGGTAATCGCACGCATCTTTGTAGCCGTTGACGTGC